ATTTTTGAGATAACTCTATTTGCGTCCTCTGACATAAAATTCAAAGCACTAGCATCCATTTTAGTTACAAGTGTTTCACCTGAACCATCGCTTATATTAGTAAACTTCATAACAGTTTTAACACCAACGGTGTCTGCTATTGTTTGTGATGTAACTACATCTGCCATATTATTTTCTCCTAAACTCTGTAATTAACAAATAACTTTCAACATTAGAGTCGGTTGTTAATTTTATTATTTTATCATCCCCAAATTTTAACTGGTCAGGTCGTAAACCATACTTACCATTTCCAGTAAAACTCAAATCATCTGTTTCACTATCAGCACTTAATTTTAAAGTGCCTGTGCCTTTTATTTGAAAATGACACTCAATCAAACATACTTTTGATTCGTTTGTGCCACCACTCAATTTTTCAGCGTCAACTACTGTCTGGTCTGTTTCGTCCTTGATACCCTTCGACTGTACAATATACTTCGAAGTGGTATCAACAATAGCTGTATTCGTAATCGCCATAGAAAATCCTATCTACTATGCAGTAAATGATTCGTCTTTTCTTAATTCGATAATAACACTACCAGAAGTTCCAAGAGCGGTTAACTCTAAGTCTCCTGATGTCGCTGTTGTATTCGTTGCGTTATTCGTAATCTTACCAGCAGTACCATCATAGTGTCCTGTACCAGCAAGTTGAATCGCCACAGTATCCGATGAAGCACCTTTAAATTGTATCTGTACATGACCTGTATTGTCATCAGCAGTACCTTGAACTAAACTCCACCAAATTCTAGTAATATCTAACTTTGCGCCGTTAGCGTGTCCTGATAAACCACTTGCGTCAAGTATGTTTGAATTAGCAGTAGTGTTATCGTCCATATTTACTAAAATAGTAACTTTACCACCTGAGGCACCACCAGAAGCTTCTACTACCGTGTCTCTTAATGTTCTTGTTGCAATTGCCATTTTTTATTTCCTTACTTTATTGTTTCGTTATCAATGTATCTTTCTATACTAGAAACATTAATACCATGTTTTTTAGCCACTTGACTAATAATACCTTCAACTTTTCCTATAAGAGGATCAGAAGCCTTATTAACCATACTATAAACATCATCTACAGCAGCCTTCATTTTTGGAGATAATGTTTTATATGCCTTACCTTTTGTAGGCACACCATATCTTCGTTCAGATAATTGTTTTTTAAACTTCTGAAACGACAGGCTGTTCATTTGGTTCCTCGTCATTGTCTATCTCAACAGGTTCTTGAGCAGGTTCCTGTTCAACAGGTTCTGCTTCTGAAACTGACCCACTTAATACAGAATTATTTTCTAAATCCTCTGTTTCGTGAGCTGCATTTAACCAATCATTTGCAACCGTCATTCTTTTGTCATCTAAAGCAGTACCTATCTTATCAGATAAAGCACTTTTAAATGCGTCTTGAGCCGCAATATTATCGCCGTCTGCAAGTGAATCAACCATTGTCTTTACATTGTCATTCGCCATAATTAATTATCTCCTATATTATCTATATTTATATCAGTATCCTCGTCATCATCCATTTGTGCGCCTTCTGGATTTGCGATAATACCTTGTTTAATTTCATTACGAATCTGACTATCAATATCAATGATATCTTCATCGCTTTGTCGCAATACATTTTTTCTAATATATTCAACAGAATAGTATTTACCAATATACGGACTAACTTCATTCGCAAGATTTATTCTTTCTCTTAATAATTCTGCATTTTTAAGTTCTGCAAAATATCCATCTTTTAAATAGTCGTACTGTATATGTTCTTTTAATTTCTGCCAATCTTCAATTGTAATAATACCTTTTAAAACCAATTGTGATTTAAGTATATCGTGAAATAATTGCGTAAATCTTTTTCTTAGTCTTGCAACAAACTTAGTAAATTTAAGTTCATCTCTTGTAATCTCTGCAGCTCTTCCTAGATTAAAACCATTTTCTGATTCCATTCTAGAAATAGGCACATTCAAAGATTTATATAGTTTCTTTTGAAAGTATTGTACATCTGATATTTCGCCAAGATTTTGACCACCTGCAAGTGTAGAAACTTCAGTACCTTTTGCACCTTCTCTACGAGGTAACCAAAAATCTTCAAGCATTGACATATGTTTTCTATCGTCTCTAATCTCACCAGTAGAAGCGTCATAGACAAGTTTGTTTCTATATCTTGCCATCACATCTCTAAGATATGATTCTGCTTTTACTTTTGGCAAGTTACCTACATCAACATAGAATATTCTTCTTTCAGGCGCTCTTACTATTCTGTATATAACAACAGCGTCCTCAATCATTCTTAATTGATTAACAGGTTTAATTGCCTTATGTAAATGACCCATAACCATATTTTTAGTTTGGTCTATTACACCAGATGTAATATAAGAGATTGAATCAGTAGAAATTTTTAAACCAGCATTTGAGTTTGCTGATGATATTCCTTTTTCATTATAGACAAACCATTCGGCAGTTGTTTCTATAATCTCTATGCCTTTAGCGCCTTTAGTATCTCTTTTCTTTGTAACCTCACGAACTTTTTTAATTTTTCGTGGATCAATATATCTTAATTCTGTTAAGCCTTTTCGTGGACTATTCGGGTCTATGACCTTATGAAAATAGATACGACCATCAATATAAAATCTTTTGAATATGTCGTGTCCTTTTTCGTCAAAGTTTAATAGCTTTAATACTTCGTCAAACTCACTTCGAATTTTGCCTTTAATATTTTCTGAGACTGCTAATTTATCTAGCGATATTGATACAGACTGGTCTCTATCGTCTGAAACAATAACCTCATTAATAATATCTTCAATTGCCATATCACACTCTGGGTGTTGGGCAACTTCTCTATATCTTTTAATTAAATCAACATCATTCTTGGCGGTAACCTCCATATCGAGATATTGGCCAAAATAACCTCCAGCCGATATAGTGGTTGTACCGTCATCAGGAGAAGGCACCGTGAAGGCTTGTTTTGCTTCAGCGGGCTTCTCCTTGTCGTCAGTTTGTCT